AGCATTGGTCTATATTTGAGCAAGCATTCATGACACTTGAAATTAATACAACAAGAGGACTTGCTGCACAGATATTAAGACATCGATCTTTTACTTTTCAAGAGTTTAGTCAAAGATATGCAGATACAAATTTACTAGATACAAATATACCTTTACCTGATTTAAGAAGACAAGATACAAAGAATCGTCAGAATAGTATTGATGATATACCAGAGAAACAAACTAAGTTTTTACAAGAAAGAATTAGACAATATTTCAATGAAGGAATGGATTTGTATAATGAATTACTTCGAGAGGGTATTGCAAAAGAGTGTGCAAGATTTGTTCTTCCATTAGCAACACCAACTCGCATTTATATGTCTGGAAGTGTTCGTTCGTGGGTTCATTATATTGATCTCCGTTCTGGACACGGAACACAGAAAGAACATATGGATATTGCAAATGCTTGTAAGACCATTTTTACCGAACAATTTCCAACTGTATCAGAGGCTTTGCAATGGGTCTAAATAACTATACTACTTTATAATATTATGGCAACATACCCTGTAGTTAATTCAAAAACTGGTGAACAAAAAGAAGTTGTGATGAGCGTCACAGAATGGGATCAGTGGAAAGAGGACAATCCTGATTGGTTAAGGGACTATTCTGATCCCTCAACTATGCCAGGTGTTGGTGAAGTCGGAGAATGGAAAGATAAGTTAAGGAAGTCAAAACCAGGATGGAATGATGTTTTAAGAAAAGCGTCAAAATCACCAGGTTCTAGAGTAAAAACACTAAGTTAAATGCCAAGAAAAAAGAAAACTAATGGGGATCAACCCATAGGTATCGGTCTAACTACAAAACAAATGAAAAGGAAAAAACCGATTGGAAATACTTACCTTCTTGATATTGAACCCATAACTAACAATCAAAAAAGATTGTTTGATTCATATGCTGAAGATAAGCATCTAGTTGCTTATGGCACAGCAGGTACTGGAAAAACATTTATTTCATTATACAATGCACTTGCTGATGTTTTAGATGAGTCCACACCATATGAAAAAATTTATCTTGTTAGATCTTTAGTTTCAACTCGTGAGATAGGATTTTTACCTGGTGATCACGAAGACAAAGCAGATATTTACCAAATACCATATAAAAATATGGTAAAATATATGTTTCAAATGCCAACTGATGCTGACTTTGAAATGTTATATGGTAATTTAAAAGCACAAGAAACAATCAAATTCTGGAGTACATCCTTTATTAGAGGTACGACTTTAGATAACGCAATAGTCATAGTTGATGAATTCCAAAACTTAAACTTTCACGAGTTGGACTCAATCATTACTCGTGTGGGTGAAAATAGTCGTATTGTATTCTGTGGAGATGCAAGTCAAACCGATTTAGTCAAAACAAATGACAGGAATGGCATACACGACTTTCTCAACATATTGCGTAAAATGCCATCTTTTGATATAATAGAGTTTGGTATTGATGATATAGTTCGTTCTGGACTTGTC